GACGGGACCACATTGCTTCTAAATGGAAACGGAAACGGTGCTCAAGCTCTCCTCAACGGCGCGATGTAATCGCGCTCCCTATTATGGGTAAACGTATTCGACGTCCTGTCGAAGTCGTTGTTAGTTGGGCCAAACTGGCCCTGAGGAGCAGTTCGGTCGTCCCTTTGGTCGCAATGATCTTAGGAACGATTGCCGTGCACGGTAGCTGTAGATCAACCCGTCAAAACGGGCATTTCACTACAGACTCCGCCTACCATATTGACTTGGGTCCGCATCCGTGCGGGCCCACTAACGACGTTGCGCCGCCTGGCATTGTAACCAGGCCCCCTTGACGGGGGAGCAACGTGTTGACGTTAGAGAGTCCCTCCAACGACCTCCGTCCATAACGGGCGGAGGCTAGTTGGTGGCTGCGTCGATATAGACCTGCCCGACTAAGATCCAGTCCCCTTCGGGGAACCGGTTCCCATTGTCGAGCAGTAAGTATCGCTGCAGCCACAGTCCGAACTCGTGCTGGCCAGAACCGGCGACATCTCTGATGTTCGCTTGGAACTGCTCCAGTGACGGGAACGGATTGATTGACTCCAGGTCGAGTGACAGTGCTCCACCATACATCATGGACTCGAGACGCCACTTCATGTAGCTACCCACGATCTTAACAAATCGTGGTCGCTTCGTGGATGGTGTAATCGAGAACATGGTGGGATGGGGCATTGTTGGGGTCTTACGACCCCTTTTACGTGTGGCATTCTTTGTCATATGTATTAGTAGGTTAACGGACGGCGCACATCTGGGGCAGTTGAGGGCGTTGGCTAAATCAGGTCATGCCATGAAGGGAGTTCTTGTGAAAACAAGTTCCCATAATAGTCATGATCAGTTCGAGTATAAACTCTTCGCTACGCTCCTCAATTGCGTCCAATACGCATGCGGTTGTGTTCACTAAGCGCCAACTAAAGTTCACTCTTAACAAAGTGAACCGGCGACTTAGCTGTGAGGGTTTCGGCTTTCTCACGAAAGCCTTACCACGTCTCGGTAAGTGTCTTGACAAGGCACTTGCAGGAGAACATCCAATGAACGCTGAGCACCATGGTTTTAAAACCATGATGAACAGTGAGTTACCCAAATTCTTGGGAGAACTCTTCAGAGGTGTCTTCGACGACGACGGCATGGTCCTCACGGACCCATGTTCAAACAGCATCAAGTCATTGAGGCTACTACTGTACTGTTTTTACAAGTACGAGTTGCCTTACTCTGTGG